AGAGGTTTTATTGAGTGCCGATGTAACAAGTGAAGATACTGATATTACAATTAACTCGGTCACATTTTCAGGTAGTGTTATATCTGCGTCATGCACTGGCGATTCTGAGGGGAGTGCATTACTGCATTTCAATTGGACTACTGCAAGCAGGTCGGGTTGCGAAACTCATGTGCTAGTAATATTGCCTTGCTAAAATAAGGATGAATTAAAATGCCGTTAATTGTAGAAAATGGAACAATAGTCACAGGGGCAAATACGTATGTCTCTGATGCTGAGTACGTTGCTTATGCATCGGCTAGAGGTTTGACTATAGGGGCTTTTGGCGGGGCAAGAGAGATCGAGCTATTCAAAGCTATGGATTATTTAGAAAGTCACAGAGACCAATTTAAGGGAACTAAAGTAAGTCGGGATCAACCCCTGCAATTTCCGCGAGTGTCGGTTTTTATAGATGGCTTTCAAACTGATAGCATTGTGATACCAGACTTACTTAAAAAAGCTCAAATGGAACTGGCCTACCAAGCAATCAGTATAGACCTTTCGCCTAGTGGATCTTTTCAGAATGTACAAAGCCAAAGTCTCGGCACAATGTCGGTCAGCTTTTTCAATGGTGGAAGTTATCAGGGTGTACAACTTAAAAGCGTGTATGTGTTCCTGAATGAACTCCTAAGCAATGCAAATGGCAATAGGGTGATAAGAGCATGAGCGTAACAAGAGCGTCCTTTAAAAGCCTCGCCAGTTCGTTTGTTAATAATGTCTTTGCTGACTTTACAAAAAGTATTGTAATTCAGTCTTTAGTAAGAGCTAGTGATGGTCAAGGAGGTTATGCAACGACATGGACTGATTTTGCCTCACCTAAATGTTTTGTGACAAAAAAAGCGGGTGGCGAGTATGTGCAGAAAACAGGTGATGCAACCAAGATAGACCAAGACGATGTGTTGGTTTTTGAGTTTGAGTTTATTGATAATATTACCGATGAAATGCGGATTGTTTATGATGGTGATAACTACAATATTAAATCAGGCACCGCAGTTCAAGAAGTTGATATATGGTTAAAACTTGAAGCTGAGTTAACAGAGGACGTATGAAAGTTGATCTTATTGGGCTGTCTACATTTGTTGAGGTTATAAAGGATCAAGCTAAAGCCATGAATAAAGCTGTAGACGATGCAGTGGTGGCAACCGCAAATGAGATCAGGAACGAGGCTGTAAAAAGCATCAATAAGCAAAGCAGGGGTGAAAAGACTTCAAAGCGAGGAAAGAAAAAGCATTACATTTCACCTGAGGGAGGAGCCCCAAACACCGACACAGGAACATTGGTTAGGTCAATTCAAGTAACGCACTTAAAAGGGTCACAGGAGGCTATTGTATTTAGTCCATTAGAATATGCGGCCTACCTTGAGTTTGTGCTTGATCGCCCTTGGTTAGAACCAGCAACAGAGGGCAAAGAGGATCTACTAAGAGAAAATATTTTGCAGTTTGCTAAAAAGGCTTTAAGATGAATGAAGTAATCGCGGCTTTATATACAAGATTGAATGAACAAATTACTGATGTTCCAATTTATGATCATGTACCTCAGGGTTCAGATGATAAGGAGTACATACAAGTAGTACAGAACAAAACAGAGATCGAAGATTTTGATTCGGAACTAGGTTTTGAGGTTACAATACGGATCATGGCTTTTTCACGTTATCGCGGCATGAAAGAACTAAATGATTTAATAGATAGAATTTACTCGGCACTGCATCAGTGGTCAATGCCAGATACAGCAAGTTACTCAGTGGGTCGCTTGATAGAAAGCAGACGACAACAAAATACAGATCCTAATGGTTTGGTGCGTTATTCAGTGCAAGACTTTAGATTGTATGTCGAAGGAATTTAATTAACTTATGAGGGTTTCATTATGGCGGCTGGTCAAGGATTAACAGGAAAAGATATTACAATGACAATAGGTGGTCAAACACTAACTGGCGTTGTTACAAAGGACTTCACATTAGCTAACACAGCTATTGATGTGACGGACGATCAATCAAGCGGGTTTAGAGAATTGCTAGCGAGTGGAGGTTTAAAAACCATCGACATTGGCATTAGTGGAACTCTTAAAAATTATGCTTTGTTAGCAACTATTTTATCAGCAACTCAAATGGTCGCTTGCGATATTGATCTTGGTGATGGTGCGACAACAGAGTCTAATTTAACTTTTGATGCATTGCTTACTGAATATAGTTTCAGTGGTGAATCTAACGAAAGGGTTGAATATAGCGGCTCGTTACAATCAAGCGGTGCTATTGCATTTACAGCAGGTACTTAAACAACAACTAAGGGCGAAAATTTATGGGTCGCGTTCGAACCACACTGGAAATAACGTACAAAGAAGAAATGCGAGATTTGAGAATTACATTTGATGTGATCGACAAAGTTCGAGGCTTTGTGCCATGGGAGCAGTTAGCTGTAGAATTTGAAAAGGACGAGCCAGTACCCAACTTCACAATGTTGGCAAAGTTTGTTTTTTATAATTTAAAAGCGGCTGGTTTCAAGATCGACGAGGATGATCTTCAGGAAATATACGACGAAATTTTGGTATCTGAGGAAAGGGAATCATACATCCAGCTAGTGGGGCAATTGCTCACTGCTTATATGCCACAAGGCAAAAAAAAAGTAGCAGTCCAGCCCAAGAAAGCGACTCCAAAAGTTTTGCCGAAAAAGGCTTAATACAATCATTTTATGAGGTGTTAGCTTTAGATCTTAAAGTTGTCTCGCCTGCCGAATTTTGGGAATTAACCCCAACTGAGGCAGGTGTCATAATTGATTATTATGTTGACTCCAGCACAAAGAAAAAACCCGAAAGCGGCAAGTTATCTGAGGAACAATATCAGAGGTTAGAGACAAGAAGGGCAAAACTCAGGGCTAAAGGATTGAATGTATTATGACCGCACCAACTATCAAAACTAAAGTCACCGCTGACACAGTCGGATTCGACCAAGCCATGAAAGGCGTTGTAAAAGGCGTTACCAATGCAAGTGAGCAAATCGGCAAGTTCGGCTCAGTTGTAAAAACTAAGGGCTCAAAGTCCTTAAAAAGTTTTAGCAAATCCATTAAAACCGCAATACAAGACCTCAAGCCTTTGGCTATGCAATTAACTAATGTTGCTAGTAAAATGGCTAAATGGGGTGCAGCTAGTGTTGCGGCCGCTGGAGTTGCTGGCGCGGCTGTTGTTGCTACATCATTAAGCTCAATTAAAGAATTAAAAAACCTAGCTAAAATGTCTGACGTTTCAGTTGCGTCATTGCAAAGAGGAGGTTTTGCAGCGGCTAGTGTCGGTGTCGATATGGAAACATACGCTCAAGCATTAAAAGATGTTAATGATCGGCTTGGTGATTTTGCCGCTACTAAAGCGGGACCCATGGTGGACTTCTTTGAAAATATCGCACCGTTAGTTGATATAACATCTGCTTCATTCGAGGGTTTAAACTCTGAGCAAGCCCTAGCCTTATATGTAAAATCTTTAGAAGATGCAAACGTATCTCAAGCAGAAATGACTTTCTATATGGAGGCCATTGCTGGTGATGCGACAAAGTTGATCCCGTTATTTGCTGAGAACGCAAAACAAATGAAAGCCCTGAAAAAAGAGGCGAGGGAATTAGGGATCGGGCTATCTGAAATTGATGTTAAACAAGCAATGAATGCTCAACAAGAATTAGCTAAAATTGGGGCTATTATCAAGAATGAATTATTAGCCGCAGTAGTGGAGCTAGCACCGTTTGTAACAGCAATAGCCAAACAAATGGTTGGTTGGTTCAAAGATGTTAGAAAAGATGGTGGAGGTCTTGCTACGGCTATTGAGGGGATAGCAATTAGTATTGTTGGATATATTGATACGATTGCAAATGTATTTGCTTATATTGGCAAAGGTTTCAATATTTTAAAGGGTATTGTTTATGGCTTTGTTGGCACATTAAAAATTGCGGTTGGTGCGGCAATGCAAATCATAGCGTCAATTATTAAGCCTGTATTTGATACCTTGCTAAATGGTGTTCAATTCGTAAGCAATGCTTTCAGTAAAGGTTTTGGCTCTGGCATGATCAACACATTAAAAATGTTGAACCTAGCTATCACTGATTTTTTAATGGCACCGATAGAATCACTATTTGAATTAATGGCTAAGTTGCCCGATGATTTTGGCGGTGACCTGTTCAAAGCATCATTAAAAGATGTAAAAGCATTCAGGGAAAACACAGAGAAATTAAAATCAGAATTAAAAGACGATGTTATTACCCCTAACCTTGATATAGACACCCCGATGGGCAAGCTCAATGCTGTATTTGAGGAAATGAAAGGCAATGCAGAAAAAGTAAGTAGCAATATATTCGGGGCTGGTGGCGAGTTGGTTACTGAGGGCTATCAGCTAGGTCTGGAGGGTGGCGCGGCATTAACTAAAGGGTTGATGGAGAAACTAAAATCAGGCGCTTACAAAGAGGCTGTGCAAGAGGTTTTTGATAATATTAAAAAGGAAGTTATCAACAAACCAGAGGATGGATCAAACAATGAAGATCCCGCACTAGAAGAAGTTAGCTTACCCAATAAAGACGGCAGTGAACAAATTAGTCCTGTAGCGGCATTTTTTGCTGAAACCGAAAAATTATTAGAGGCTCAATTATTTAGAACTGCCTCACAAAAAGAATTGAAATTACTTGAGTACTCCGACGAGCTAGTAGCATTGCAAGACCAGTTATCAAAGAAAGAAATTACAGAGGAGGATCATGCTAATCGAGTTTCAGCTATTAGAAAGAAACAAGGCGATCTCCACAAGAAAATGGCTAAGGAACAAATGGCGGCTGGGATTGAAACATTATTGCAAGGTTCTAGTAAGGCCAGTAAGTTAATGAAAAAGTATGCAATATGGCAAGCACTGGTCAAGGGTAAACAAGCGGCTGTTGATGCATGGCAAGCGGGTATGTCAACAGGTGGACCATTCGCACCATTAGTTGCCGCGGCTTACACTACAGCTTCAATTGCTCGAACTGCTGGAATGATTAACTCAATCCGCTCGGGTGGAAGTGGAGGCGGTGGAGGCGGTGGAGGTGGTGCATCTGCGGCTGTTTCTGCTGGTCAGTCACAAGGTAATGGTGGAGGCGGTCAAGCTCAAGCCGCACCTAGTCAACCAAATAGAATTTTCAACGTAGAGTTTAGCGGTGATTCAAGTAATAGCACACAACAGACCAGAAACCTGCTAGAGTTAATTAACGAGCAGGCTGGTGACAATGTATCAATAAATTTAAAGGGTGGTTAAAAAATGCCAATTATAGAGATTCCAAACAATAAACCTAGTGCGCCAGATGATCTAACGGAGGTTGTTGATTCAACTCCTGCCGCCCCGACTGATCTTACTGAGGTATCTGGATCAACGCCCGGCAACCCAACTGATCTTGCTGAGGTAAGCGGTTCAACTCCTCAAAACCCCACTGATTTAACAGAGGTTGCAGGATCTACCCCGCTTGCACCTATATTGGTTAGTGGCCTTGCCGAAAACTTAATGGTTTACTCTGAAAATTTAAACGGTACAGGCTGGACTATATTCGAAGCTATTGTTTTTAATGACCAGAATATTGCGCCCGATGGAACATTGAGCGCAGATTTATTGCGAGACACTGTAGTAGACACTATTCATCGGGCTGCACAAATCATTCAAGCGCCTATTATTGCAGGTCGAATATATACTTTCTCAGTCTATGTTAAAGCTCAAAACGGCAACAGAGGTATTTCATTAAGAGAAGATACAACTGATAGCTTGGCTATTTTTGTAAACCCGAACGATGGCGTTATAAATACAAGTGTCGGGCTATTACAATCAAGTTCAGTAAATGTTGGCAACGGTTGGTATAGAATTTCAATGACAGGCGTTGTTAGTGTTGCTAACCCAGCGTTTGAGTTAAGATTGACTCAAACGCCAACATCCACCGTTACTTCATATGCAGGCAACGCTACTGATGGGGTTGTACTTTGGGGCGCTCAAATCAATGCGGGTGGCCTAGCTCCTTATTTAAAAACTGAGGCGAATTATTTAAAGTCTGGAGAGATATTACCCCCAACAAACCTAACAGAGGTTCCAGCAAGCACGCCTACTAATCCAGTTAATCTTACTGAGGTAGCGGA